AACATAGTAAGCGCACCACTGGTGTGCCGAAATGTTGCTTCCACCGGTTGCCTAAGCAGGGACGGCGGAAGAGCCAGTTGCAAGTAGGGATACCCTACCCACAAACTGGACAGCGTACTATTGGCTGATCAGTCAATAGTCCGTTGTACAAGTGCGTACAATTCCGTTGGATTTGTAAACACTTGATCGAGCCAAGACTTGTTGTTCAACAAGTTTTGCCCGATGGTCCTGGTCACGATATTCACGAGATGCAGGACTATCTTGGTCAGGGGGTCCCCCATGAGGACTCCCCGAACAAGCTGGACCGAGCGCACGTCTTGACCTGCGTCCGGTTCAGGTTCTCCAAACTGGGCCAGTGGTCCAGTACCTTTGAAGAACACCGTTCGAGGTTGGTAACAAGTAGCCAACACTATCGAACGGAGGAGGGGTGGTATGCCACATCGTCGCATCCACCCATCCCCGAGCATCCTAGCCACATCGTGGTTAAGATAATCGGTGGCCGTTTCGTAGTCTGTACTAGACACGAAAAGGTCTGCGTATACGTCGAGTCTTTCGACGTGGTCCGCAAACTCTCTCTCGTCGCGCTCTGCGACGGAGAAGAGTTCTTCTTTCCTTTGAACTGACATCAGTTCAAGGAAGAAGTTCCACCCGTGGTGGGCTTTGCCCATCCCCGAGTGGGAGCTCGGTATGCCTCTTTCTAGAGGCACTGCCGAGATCTTGCTAACAAGATCTAACACGATCTTGAGGCAAGCAGAGGCCTTGGTAACGGATCTACCTTTACCCGGCTCTCTCACCACTGTCAGGTAAGCTCTACGGAGCTTATCCGGTGGTGTCCGAAGGACGTTATCTAGGCACAGCCAGAAAACGTACTCGCCGATGGTGCCGTCTGACATAGTCATACGGCTGACCACCTTTCCGGTGTGAAGGTCCCTTACAGGAGCAGTCATACCGGACGCTCCAGGATATACCAGTTCTGATATTTCCTCGAGTGTGCCACCTTCCTGTCGGGTCTTTTCCCAACAGGCGGTGGTAGCCACCGTGATTCTCGACTTTGTCGAGAGTCCGGTGAATGCGCTGTCTGGGAGATCACTTAGAGTCTCATCCAGAGCAGCCTGCACCAGCCCCTTCTGCGTAGCAGAAAGAGGAGCTGGTGGGTCCTGCACGACTTTCAAGAATTTTATCTTGGCCTGCAGGATCACCAAAGGAGGAGGTGTTCCACACCCCCTCGTTTGGGACAGAAGACCAACCAGGTAATCATACCTGTGGCCTTCTGTACGGCTTGTTTCCTCCCAGAGCGGGATGAACTGCCGTAGCCACTCCGGAAGTAGGTCATACTTCTGAGAGAGGCCTTCAAGGTTACGCTTGTGAGCGTATTCCTTGAAGGTTTTACGTACACTTTTCAGTTGTGCGTAAAACGTGGTGTGCTGTTCAATACCATTGCACAGCTCACCATCGAGAAACTCATCACTTATCAAGTGAGAGAGGTTCCCAAGAACGAACGTGTCGTATCGCGACCACGTCCATTCTTCTTCGGGAAATCCCAGAAACCTCTGGAAGAACATCCCGTCGACCGTTTTCAGTACCTCTATGAGGCGCTGAGAACGGGATTTACTGGATCGGAGTTTCTCCGGATCACAGTAAATAGACTTGACCTGTCTGGAAGTCCAGATCGGGTCAGGCCTCCCCAACAAGAGGGCTCGTAGCCTTCTTTTGAGGTTCAGAGCCCAGCCATGTTGAACATGGTCTGGGTCTGCACACATCTCCCTGAGGGAATTTCCCCAGTGAGTGTGGCGCATGATTACGTACATCTTGATGTCGCAATCAGCGATCTGGGAGAATCTGATCCGATTTCTCCGAGATCCCGTCCATCTTTCTCCTAAGAGAGAAGGTGGAAGGGCGTCTTGCAAGCGATAACCATCGCCTTGCCAGACGATGACGGACGGCAGGGTGTTTCCCCTAGCCTCCGCCAATACGCGGCCCGCATGGATTTTCCATGGGTCCTCGTACTCGATCTTGTGACGCGCACTACGCTTCACCGAGACCGTCTTGAAACCTTCAGCGGTATCCGCTGTTGGTGTCAAGGAATCCTCATCTTCCTCGTCTTCGAGAATGGTGGGATTCAGGGCCGCCATCGCCTGCTTTGCAGACGATGCGTCCCTATCTGCGGCAATGCTGGACAGCATTGACCCCAGGTACGACACTTGGGATGGGGTAACCCCAGCCTGAGTGAAGTCCAAGGTAAGGTCTTCTCTTAGACCCTCCTTGGTGTATTGCGTGAGTGGGAATCCCTCCTCACGCAATACGTCCAGGTTCTTAGTCACCGATTGGGAACCTGGATTCTTCACAGAACAAGCACACGGTGCTTGTTTTGTGGAGAGGTAGTGCCTTCCGGAAGTATAACCGGAAAGCCCTACCGGTGTGATAGATGGTGGTAACCGTCTATCAAACCACAGCCGGAACCGACAGAGATCTGCCTGCACCCGGCTGTTAGTACAAAGTGTGTAATTCAATATTACCATGAGTACTTGCTTAATTGCTCGTACAAAGACGAGTCTTATTAAG